TTTCTTGGCTGGAAGACCAAGGCGGGGAAATTAGATATGTTGGAAAAATCAGGTGGATTGCTTGTGAAGATGGAACACCAAACCCTTGTAAGAGTTCCGATATACAGCCCTGTTTGATTATCGTGGTGCGTGGGAAGGTGGCTTGCACCTAACAAATATTTTTTGTTTCCTTATATTGGGGCTGTATATTTTCTTACGCGTTTAGCAGAAATAATAATTAACCCCTAACAACCCTCCCCTGCCTATCCCTCACCGGTATAAATCCAGTTGTACATCTGCAATTCACCACCTCATTAGCTGGCGTTGGTAATCCGTTTGGCTGATCCCTTACACCTGGCTGCATCATTTCAGTACCGTTCACATTAAACGGCTGGTCAATGGGTATAATCGTGCCGTCAATATTCATGTGGCTGTGTCGTGTACGCCTGTCCGTTATAGCAATCCATTCCTTTTTCAACTTCAACCCCGATTCCTGTGCATTGATAATAGCTGCACCATTTGCAGCGGTTACGGTTTCAGTACGGGCAATCCTGCGGGCGCGCATGGCGGATAGTTCTGTATTGGTAGAAAGTATTTTTACTATTTCGCTAAATGATATACCCGATTGTGCAGCATCACTTAAAACGTTGCTAATAACCTCACGGGTGTATGCTGTTATACCTTCAGCATCATTAAGCAGGTCAATACCGTAATACTGTTTCATCAGGTCTATGATGCGCTCATTAAAACCCATTGGCATCATGGCTTTTTTCTCAACGGGTTTTATCCTATGTAATCCTGTTTTCGCTGCCCATAGTGGGCCAACGGTTGTATATAACTCAACAAGTACTTTGTAAATAGGCGCGGAAGTAATATCCGTAACATTGCCGGTGCGGATATATTGCTGCAACTGTTCCTGTAATGCTGCTTTAAATTTAGTGGTAAATATTGCCTCATACCGCTGCTGGAACCGGTGCCATTTATGTATGTATTCGGAGCGGTTCATAATGTTATCGTTATCCCGTTTGCGTTCGGGTAAAGTTCAGCAGCAATAAGTTTTTTCACCTCGGTTACATTTGCCTGCCATGCAATGTACTTTGAACTGCATGTAGGTTTCGGCATGTGTTGAATAATCATGAACTCAACACGGCTCACCATCTTTTTTGCAAGTTCTTCATTTGTCATTCTACAGGCGGTATTTCATCATAAGAATCCAACGGCTGGTAACCTGATTTAATCCAGGGAATATTCATTTTAGGATCAGGATCACGGTCTGCACCGCTGGCCTCTAATATGTTATTCGGTATCATTACCGGTGCTGCTGAAAGGCCATCCATTTTTTCCTTCAATGACTGCTGCAATTCAGGAATATTGCTGAAGTCAAAGGATATTGTAACATTTGGGGCACCGCCAATATCGGGGTCTTTTTCCAGCGCTTCCTCAACCAGTATAGTGTACGGCTTTATGGCTGTGGTGTAAACCTGCCTGATCATTTCCTTTACATCACTGCGAACGGTGCTATCAACGTTCATCCATTCCCCTGAAATAGCATAAGCGTTGTAAATACCTTTTGAATCTACAAGTGCCAGTTCAGCACTATCAAGGTCAACCAGGCTGCTGCCAATAGCAGTATAGGTAACATCACCCACACCGTTATATGGTAACCCTTTGTTTTCCGGATTGGTAAAAAAACTAAGCATCTTTGTATTTCTCATGCCTAACTTTTCTATGTCATCGAATTCACCTGATTTATCAAACAACAATCCCGGCACACCACCGTTCTGCATTTGTGCCACACTGTTAGCCTTGTTTGCCTCCAACCTCGTTAACCGCTTCGCTAGTAACTGAATCTTACTCAATCCCCTCCAACGGGTATAAAAATCTATTTCGGGATTGAAACCACGAATAAATATTATTTCCTCAGGTAAAAACTTTGCTTCATAATTAACCTGCGGATCACGGTAAATATACCCCACAATACGGGTAGGGAATTCCATACTTAGCACCACTGTCATAAAATTAGGGTGCAGTATTTCAAGGTGTATAAGTCCGGCATTCGGGCCGAAATCAATCTTTTGCTTATAAATAAAAGCCTCATCACTTAAATACAGGAATGAGAATAATTTTAGCCTGTCTGAATAAGTAAAGTTTTTTAGCGATCGTGAAACTACATTGTTTGGTGGTAAGTCCTGGCCATCCTCCTGAAACGCTGTTATCGGTAAACTGGCCGCGGTTTGCGCCAGCTTATTTACCACACTTGAAACCTCATCAACAATCCTGTATGTTTCAACATCTTTAAACACATGCCAGGATGGGAATATTTGAGCGGATATGGAGGTTATTAAAGAGCTGTTAACTCGGTTCTGTGTTTGAACCATACTGTTCAACATTGCTTTTACTTCGGTAACACCGGAAAGCCGTTCGAGTAACTTCATTTTTATAATTTGTGAATAAAGGTAATATTTTTATGCAATAAATTGCTTCACCGGTTTTACATCGAATATTTCCCTCATCATGAGCATATCGAGCATATCCGGTGATTCACCGTTAAGCATTACCTTCATTTCATTTTTTGGCAGGATGCGTAACTTACCATCCATATCTGTTTTTGTTTTCTTTACCGCTTTGCGCTCATACATAAACCGCTGCCTCACGGTCATTTTATCATCGTACATTTTGTTTGCACACCGTTCATTTATTTTCAGTTCACCTTTAGCGGCCGACATACCAGAACGGTAATAACACTGTGTTTTTAGGTTAAAGTAATTTTCCTTTATCAGTTTGTTGCTGGCCTGGTCTTTCACCTCAATAGCTGGCAGCCCACCATTGAAAGGAATGGCACCACGCAGGTAACCGCCAACATAACCACCAACTCCATCTGCATCATAACAGATATACCGGTTCTCAACCCCGTAATATTCAGCAACGGAACTTATCAGCTTTATAACGGTAGGGCCATCAGACTTATCCATTATCTCAATATCCATCAGTTCCCGGCCTTCCCAATAACCAACTACCAGCTTATTGCTGCCCTCCAGGGCAATATCCGCTGTAATGTATTTGCCAACTTTGCTAACCTGCTTTACGTTATCGAATACACCACAAAAAGCATGGTACTCGTAAATATCTTTAGGATTCACACCGGCTTTCCAACAACCTTCCAATAATGCCCGCCTTGTATCTTCATCCTGTGATAGCAGGTTACCCGGGTAAGATGGATCAGATTTCAACCCCTCTTTATTATCGTAAATAGAACCTGAAACGAATGTAATGGATTTGATAAAATCTGATGGTTGCAGCCCGGATTCAATGATCATTGCTTCAAGGAAATGCCATGCTTTTTCTTTTACCTCATCATAGGTATCACCCCAAATGTAATCATCACCGTATTTGATGAAGTACCTGATCACACCCCGGCGCTCCCGAATAGGGAACCCAGTTAATGGATCAATCCACCATTCAATGAGTTTATAAACCCAGCTTTCAGGATCAGGGTTGCAGGTAGCCATTACATAAGGCTTTACCCCACATGATGAACGGTTACGGCTTAACAGGTAGAAAAACATTGTTTCAGTAAAGTGGGTAAGTTCATCAAACCCCAAAAATGGAATCTGTGCTCCCTGCCAATCAAATTTATTCTTCTCATATTCAAGGTGCCTGAATGATATTTTTGCACCTTTCTTAAATTCCCAATCAAGTGAAGATTCACGGGGCACAGCTCCCAGCATCGGGTAAAGTGCTGCGGATGTGTCCCATAGGCCGCCCTGGTTCCTAATCTGTACACTGGTGCGCCTGAATATCACACCGCCAAAGTCTTTTATGTGAATGTGCCGTAATGGGTGCAGTAACAGGGAGAATGTTTTACCAACGAATGCAGCGGCCCCACCGATAACAATATCAGCACTGCTGCTTAGTGCTATTTCCTGGTACCCTGGTTGTGGTTTGATTATTCTACGGCTCATATTCGTGCCATTCAGGAATAGGTATGATAAATTTACCAACATAACCGGCTGACCGGCATTTATCTGCAATCTCTTTAGCAAAGTTCCAGGAAAGTATAATCAGGTAATCAGGCTGAATGCTAATCATATCCTGAAGCCCGATAATCGGCTTTGCCACACCCGGAGTAAATTTACTCAGCTTCTCAGGTGTTTCATCCACAATGTATTTTATCGGGAAGTTGTTCCCGCAATAATTCATCAAGGTGTTTCCCTTAGCCGATGCTGCAAAAGCAGCAACACTTTTATTTAACAGCGATACCATACCATTGCGGTATGATTCGGCTGTATGTTTTACCGCTTCCGCATAACCGGAATACTTTTCAATGTGTGTGTATTCAAGTTCGTTTGTTATAAAGTCATCAACACTTTGTTCAACCGGGATATATGCCCACTGCTTTGCAATAGTAACCCTGACAGTTCCACCGTGAATATCATGCTTTGATACTGATACGATCTTCATGCCTGCATCGGTAACCGCATACATCAAAGGTGTAATACTGAAGTAACTTAAATGCTCAAAATAAACAGTGTCAAATTCTTTCTTTTCGATGAAGTCTATCAGGTACGGGAACTCTAATACAAGCACACCGTTTTCAGCCAGTTTCATTTCAGCAGCCTGTAAAAAGTCTTTAACATCATGCACATGCGCAAATACATTCGTTGCTGTGATTAAATCAGCCTTTGGGAACCCGTTTAAACGTGTACACATTTCAATACCCCAGAACCCGGTAATTACCCTGATACCTTTTGCCTCGTTGATGGCTGCCAGGTTAACAGCAGGATCAATATTTAAAACCTGTAATCCTATTTCTTCCCGGAACTCATTAAGTAAAGCACCATCATTACCGGCAATATCAATCATGAAAGAATCTTTGGTTAGCCCGTGCTTAACCTGTAAATCTTTTGCCATCTGCCTGCAATGCTCAACATACCCTTTATTTATGCTTGACCGGTAAACGTAATTGCTAAATAATAATTCAGGATCAACAACAACCGATAACTGAGATAATGAGCACTCATTACAAAACAATACCTGCAATGGATAACGTTCTGCATTTACCGCCTGATCGTATGTATCGCATAAGTTATTTGCCAGTGGCATCATACCTAAATCCAAATACATGGTAAGGTTTTCAGATCCGCAGCAGCGGCAATGGGTTAATTGTGTATAAGCAGGCATCCGGTAACTCGTTTAAATGAATAAGGTGTATATTTTGTTATCAGGTCTTTGAAGTAAAACCAATCTGCTGAATGTGAAGTTACATCATTCCATCCGCATGCCTTTGCTTTATCCAGTTTCACCATTACACCGGCACAATCCAAATAACCCCTACGAAGTGAGCACGGTATTATCTGCCATGCCTTGTATGAGTGCACCATATCGCTGCAATACGTGGCTGCTGAATCATGTGTAAATCCTCTTAGCATGTATTCGATAAACACCGGTACATGGTAATTATCCTGGTTCGTGATAACCACATAATCCCCTTCAACTTTCTGCAACCATTCAGAACGTATTGAATGGCCCCAATTACTTGACCTGGTTTCGGTTTCGTGGTAGATGATACGGTCATCATTAATACCGGCAACGTAATCACGTAACCCCGTTTCATTCGGGCCATCATGGATGAGATACAGTTTCCAGTTTTTATGCGTTTGCGCCTGTAGGCTTTCAATGATGTAAGGATGTGCATTGTAAGCAGGGCAAATGAAGCACACTGTTGCTTCAGTTATTGGCTTTTCACCTGGTCTGCCGAAAATATGGTAATGTTGATTCTCACGTTCTTTTATCCGCCTGTGATAACCGGTATCGAATAGCGGTGAGTTCTTTTGATCAGCAACCATAACAACCTTGCCACCAACAGCGGTTACCTGCTCATAAAAAGCCTGCTTACTCAAATGCTCAAACTCGTAACACTGTTGCTTTGTTGTTACAGGGTATGCCGGGAAAGTTAATGTTTCAGATATTTTCTTAGTAATTGCAAAACCGGTAGTTCTGATATGCCTCTTTACATGTGGGCTTATTTCCATTGCCACACAATCGTTAGTGTCCAGTAAATCCCAATATGGGCGGTCGAAATCTTTCTGCATTGGTATCGTATCATCAGCAATCCAAAGCAGTTTATCCCATAACTGTGGGAACCCGTTAAGGTTGTTCATGCAAACATCCTGAAAAGCTCCAATATCAAAACCTATGTTTTGCCGCCTGATATAAGTAATGCCATCAGGAATATTAAACCGCTCCTCACCATCAACGTTATGAATAATTATCAGGTGTGCATCACTATTACACTGATGCCAACAATGTAACCACTGCTTAATGTTTTGTTCCCGGTTGTAAACGCAGATGACGATTAGGTTCATAATTTATACTTTTCTGGTATTAAAGAAAGCAATAGTTTTCTATCAGATAAATCACAATGATTATCAAAATCCTGATAAG